CCCAAGGGTATGGAAAACAACCAGGATATACCCCACCACCATCTGCTAATACTACCGGACAAGGCTCCGCCTTACCTCCCGGTGAAGTAAACATGGATCAAATTATGGGCTTAATTAATAAAAGATAGTAATGGCCATTAACGCAACCAAAATATATCCAATAGATAATCAACCTAGTAAAGGAGTAGGTATAGCATTACCTTTTAACGGTCCTGCAGTATTTAAAACAACCTATACTACTAAAGATTCTATAAGATACAATTTAATCAACCTCCTACTTACCGGCCCTAGAGAAAGACCTTTTAAGCCTGGATTTGGAGCAGGATTGCAAACATTTATATTCGAACAACTCAGCCAAGGTAACATAGAGGAAATACAAGAGTATATAGAAGTATCTATTGCAGAGTTTTTCCCTAATATACAAGCTACAGTTGAGTTACGAGCAGATGAAGATAGAAATACACTTTTTACGGTAATAAATTATACTATAACAAACACAGGAGTTACTGACACAATACAATTAAATCTAAACAATGCCTAACACTAAAGACATCAAATACTTTAATAGAGATTTCGTAGGATTAAAAGACCTACTGGTAGATTTTACTAAGACCTACTACCCTAACACCTACAACGACTTCTCTCCATCATCCCCCGGAATGATGGTCTTAGAGATGTCTGCTTATATTGGGGATGTATTATCCTTCTACTTAGATAATCAAATTCAAGAGACATTCGTGCAATATGCAAGACAGACCGAAAGTATCTTCAATCTTGCTTATATGCTAGGGTATAGACCTAAAGTAACAAAAACCTCCACAGTAGACATAGATATATACCAACAACTCCCCGCTAAACTATCCGGAGGAACGTATATCCCGGATTATGATTATGCACTATTCATTCAAGAGAACACTACAGTACAATCTAATCCCGGAAGTATAAATTTCCTAATACAAGACACAGTAGACTTTACAGTATCTAGTTCCCTAGACCCTACAGAAGTTACAATCTACCAAACAAGCGGAGGTAATCCTCAATACTACCTATTAAAGAAGACAAGAAAAGCTTTATCATCAACTATTCAAACCCAGACTGCTACATTTACAACACCCTCTGCCTTCTCTACAATAGATATTGATGATACTAATATAATTAAAGTTTTAGATGTAGTAGATTCTGACGGTAATATCTGGTATGAAGTACCTTACTTAGGTCAAGAATTAATTTATAAATCTACAAAAAATACAAATACAAACGATCCTAACACTTATACTGATACAGATGCTCAGTACCTGTTGAAACTCGAGAAAATAACCAGGAGGTTCACTACTAGATTTAAATCAGATAACTCCCTACAGATACAATTCGGATCCGGTACTACCTCAGACGTCGATGAAGATATACTACCTAACGGAGATAATGTAGGTATAGGATTACCATTCGAACAAATAAAACTCACTACTGCATTTGACCCTTCAAACTTTTTACAGACAGACACTTACGGGATTGCTCCTGCAAATACTACACTTACTGTACGGTACCTCACAGGAGGGGGAATATCTTCTAATGTTGAAGCAGATACAATAAACACCGTAACTACTACAGGTAATATTGCTTTTCAAAATAGCAACCTAAATAGCGTAACTTCAAATTACATATTCTCAAGCGTCACAGTCAACAACGAACTAGCTGCATCAGGAGGAGGAGACGGTGATTCTCCAGAAGAAATAAGACAAAATACATTAGTAGGGTTTCAATCTCAATTAAGAAACGTAACGGTTAAAGATTATGCAATCCGCTCTCTCTCTATGCCCTCGGATTACGGAGCAATTGCAAAAAGCTACGTAGAAGCAACAAAAGCTAATGAAAACGTACTGCCGGGTGAAATACCCTCTACACTAAACCTATACGTACTAGGATTTGATCAAAATAAACACTTAAGCAATACCTCAGATACGGTAAAGAAAAACTTAAGTACATATCTATCAGAATATAGAATCATAGGAGATACTGTTTCAATAAAAGATGGATTTGTAATCAATATAGGAGTTGATTTCGAAATAATAACACTTCCAAACTTTAACAGCAATGAGGTATTAAGTAGATGTATAACCGAATTGCAGAATTACTTTGCAATAGATAACTGGACCTTTAACCAGCCTATACTACTTAAAGAATTATTTATAAACCTAGATAAGGTAAAAGGAGTTCAAACAGTTAAGGATGTTTATATAACTAACAAAACAGGAGTAGCACTAGGGTATTCTGAATACGCTTATGATCTTCAAAGAGCAACCCAAAACAACATAATATACCCCTCCCTAGATCCTTCAGTATTTGAAGTAAAATATCCAGATACAGATATTAGGGGAAGGGTAGTATCCTTGTAAGAAGTAACAAAGATTAATAACTCTTTATATTTATATTAAATGGCCGTTTACAAAATATTTCCAACAGCAGATACAACATTATACTCAGGGTATGTAAATGCCAATACAGGATTAGACGAAATCTTAGACGCTAGCACCAACTTCAAAGTTAATAACCCTCAAGTTGATGGAGCTAATCCCCAAGCATCGAGATTCCTTTTACAGTTTAGTCAAACAGAATTAGAAGATATCTTTGATAGTAAGATATTAGACTCTACATGGAGAGCGGATTTAAAATGCTACACTGCTAATGTAACCGGCCTATCTTCAACAAATACAATAAACGTTAATGCTCTAGCAGAGAGTTGGAATATGGGAACCGGTAAATACTTAGATTTACCTGAAACACAAAACGGATCATCTTGGAAATATAGAAACTATGAAGGAGGTACTCAATGGACCACATCTTCATTTACAGCCGGTACAACAGGGTCCTATAACCTAACTACTAACTCTACCTCTGCAGGAGGAGGTGTATGGTACACAGAGTCAGAGGCATCATTGAATTTTTCCTACTACTCAGACCCCGATATAAAAATTAATGTAACTGATATAGTAACCAACTGGTCATCTTCCGCATTTAATAATTACGGACTAATAGTACGACAATCTGCATCGCAGGAATTTATAGATAATATACACGAACAAACAACCCTAAAGTACTTTTCAAGAGATACACATACAATATTCCCTCCAGAGTTAGAGTTTAAATGGAACGACTTCTCATACAGTACAGGGAGTCTTGAAGTATTAAATACTCTCCCTGCAACTCTAACACTCTCTAACAATCCCGGTACATTTTATAGCGGAAGCGTTAACAGATTCAGAGTTAACGCAAGACCCACTTACCCTCCAAAGATATACCGAACCGGATCCCTATATACTACTAACTACGCCCTACCTACTGAATCTTATTATAGAATTAGGGATGTTTATACAAATGAAGTTGCTATTGAATATGATTCTACTTATACTAAACTAAGTTGTGACTCCACCGGAAGCTACTTCGACCTATACCTAAACGGACTTCAACCAGAAAGATACTATAAAATCGAAATTAAAACTACCATTGGAGAAACAGTACTTATCACAGATACAGAAGAATTTAAAATAAGCAATGAGTGAGAACGTAGATATAAACCTAACAACGTATAACCGTGCCCAATTTAATAAAGCTGTAAATACCGACTTTACTGAATTTGGAGTTACTGGAGAACCAGAAGAGAGTATAGTAGACCAGGTAGATGTAACTACATTTTTTCAAGCTTACGATAATTTATTCTTAGAAATACCTAAGCAAGGAGATACTGACTCTCACCAGTACCTCACTAACAGAAGCGGTGAGTACGCCGGCGGTGAGGATATAAACGCTGAAATAGAAGCTCTAACCGCTGAAGTAACACAATTAAGAGAAGAGAACATAGCTCTTCAACAACAAGTAGTACAGCTAGCAACTAAAACAGCAGCGGATGCAATAAACGTAACAGATAGTATAGATACAGGATTATAATGGCAGAACCAGTAGTAATATCATTAGGAACAGGTACTATAGAAGGAACAACAGCTCCTACAATATCTGCACAGGACGGGGGTAATATAAATAGTATCATTATAAATTCCACTTTTAACGTTTCAACCGATATACTCCAAGCATATCTCTATGATTCACAAGGTACCTTTCTAGATAGAATAACTACCGGATATGAGGTTAATGGACTACCTATAGGAGAGGAGACAAGTACCCTATCTATAGATCCCGGTAAGGATTTACAGTCTAATGGATATACTCAAGGAGATTATCAAGTACTGTATAATTTCGTATCTCCCTTAATAGATGGCAATCCCAACTTCTTTGTATCGGAAGTCTCTTTAGATAGGACAGAACTAAGAATAAACAGTTCTACCCTACTAACTCCACAGTTAAGAGGAGTATACCAAACACTCCTAGCAGATTTAAAAGACACCGGTACATTTGAAGGCTTTTATCTCGATTTTGGATCAAATCAATTAGAATTCGCCGTTAATGTCGGATATGATTCTGATACAGTATTAATTAAACTTTATGAACCTTTAGATAATAACTTCGGTGAAGGTTCAAACTTTAATTTTCTAGCTAAAAAAGCAGACTCTCAAACATACCAGGTAACATTTCCTGAAGAGGAAATTCAACTAGATACTAGAAAATACTTAAGAGGACCTAACCTCAACTTAAATATAAATACTCAAACCAGTAATACCACAGAGTATAAATCTATTAACACCTTAACCTCTGCCTCTACTGACGGAATAACGAACCAACTTCAAAGTGTATTAGCAGAAAATAGAGCAGAGCTTAATACAGACTACACAGACTATAACAACTTTGTATTCTTCAGTTCTGTTAATACCAGATTAACAAACTTCAACTACAAAGTAACCCAGATAGAATCCCATGAAGCTCAAATAGCAACACTAAACGGATTAACAGGGACACCGGTAACAGAATTATCTGCAAGCAAGGCATTTTATGAAGGAGAGATAAAGAGAATTATTAAGAATTTTGACGGGTATGACTACTACCTCTACTATGAAAGTAGCTCCTACGCCTGGCCAAAACAAAATCTAACTAAACCCTATACCCTCTACTCTTATACTTCCTCTGAAGCTACTAACTGGTTAACAGCTCAAGCAGCTTCTGCTTCTGCATACGACAGAGAAAACCTAAATAACCTATACGAAATCTTCCCAAGCTATATCAAGGACGATGAGGATAATTCTCAATTTAAACTATTTTCCGAATTAACCGCTCAAATGTTTGACGAGATTTGGATCTACACCAAAGCCTTAGAGAATAGACAAGATGGAGATAATAGCTTAGGTGGAGGTATATCTATAGACTTAGTTGCAGATGCTTTAAGATCCTACGGATTAGATATATACGAAAGTAGTTTTACCAACAGTGATTTATTTACTGGATTATTAGGAATAACGGAAACCGGAGGAACACTACCTCCAACAGGAAGCGAACTTACAACTAACTACGTAACAGCTTCTGCAGAAACCATACCTTCTAATGATGCACAGAAATTAATCTATAAGAGACTATACCACAATCTGCCTTACCTTTTGAAAAAGAAAGGAACGACTGCAGGATTAAGAGTACTACTGAATTGCTACGGTATACCTGATACAATATTAAGAATCTCTGAATTCGGAGGGAAAGATAAAAACGTGAATACCTGGGATAACTGGTATAATCAATACAACTACAGTTACAATACTTCCGGGTCAGGATACGTTTCAACTCCATGGGAAGGTGCAGGATTTATCAGTGAATGGTTTACTGGAACTAATATAATCCAACTCCCTCTAGTATCAACCGGAACATATAATATGACCGTAGACTGGGGTGACGGTACTACCGATACAATTACTAGATGGGATGCAGCAGCCAAAACACACAACTACAGCGGCTCAGGAACCTACTATATAACTATAAAAGGTACTGTAAAAGGGTTTGCATTTAATAATACGGGATATAAAAGCAACCTAAAAGACATAAGAAATTTCGGACCCCTAGAATTAAGTACTTCCGCTTCTTTCTACGGAGCAGATGAATTAGGACCAAGCCCAAGAGGTCCGTCCTCAGAATATAAACTTACTGCTACAGATATACCTAAAGTATCAACTACGAGTATGAAAGATTTCTTTAGAGGCGCTAACAACTTAAGCGGATCTATAGATAGGTGGAATACAGGGACAGTTACCAGTCTAGAGAATACATTTCAAGATGCAACACTATTTAACACATCCTTACCCTGGAATACATCTAACGTAACAACCTTAAAAGATACGTTTAAGAATGCAAGAGATTTCAATCAAACACTCCCCTGGAATACCGCATTAGTTACAAATATGAGCGGTACCTTCTCTGAAGCAACTTCTTTTAACCAAGCACTCTCCTGGGATACAGATAACGTCGCCAACTTCGGACACATGTTCCACAGCGCTTCGAATTTCAACCAACCAGTAGACGGTCTTGTAACGGATTCCGCAAGCACTCTAGAAGGAATGTTTAAAGACGCTAGGTCCTTCAATCAATATATTAACAACTGGGATATGTCAAACGTAGGAAGCTTAAAAGGAATGTTCCAAAACGCCTACAGCTTCAACGGAGACTTTATGTTTCCTGACCCATACAGTACTGCAGCTGTTGTAGATATGTCCTATATGTTTAGCGATGCTATCAGCTTCGGACAAGGTATATCTGCCCCAGGCAATAACCTAACCCAATGGAACACCTTAAGTGTAGAGAACATGGAATATATGTTTAAAGGTGCTACGGAATTCAATATGGACCTATCCCCCGGTCCAAACGCAGCATGGGACACAGGAAGGGTAACCAATATGAGGGGAATGTTTAAAGAAGCAACGAGTTTTGCAGGCACAGGATCCTCTGGAGGAGTAAGTTCTTGGGATACACGAAACGTAACCAGCATGTCCGAAATGTTCTTCGATGCAACTAGCTTTAATGCAGATATATCTCTCTGGAACATCTCCTCACTTCAAAATGCTGACGGGATGCTAGCCGTAACCTTCGGGACTAGTTCATTCTCACAAACAAATTACGACCTACTGCTACAAGGATGGGCGAACCAACCCATAATCCAAAGCGGAGTGAGTCTAGACGTAACACAGCACTTCACCCTCAGCTCCCCAGCTTCTGCATCCAGAGCCGTATTGCAAAACACCTACAACTGGGCTATAACAGACCTCGGAGGAATTTAAAACCTAAATATTTATAACATATGTCTATTATAAAAACTATACAGTTTAGGTTTAAATCACCAGCAGTTACTGCAACCACTCCCCCATCACAATCTCTCTTTGTAAATATAGACAACAGCGAAGGAGCTCAATTCTCAGTCGTATTAGAACACACCTCATCCCTTGCAAGCGGATCCTACTCCGGATCCATACCAGACCCCTACAGTAAGTATGGAACTCTAAAATTCATACATGAGGGCCTAGAAACATCTGCAAGTATATACCTACCCTTCCTAGATGGAGGATGGTGGTCTGTAATGGTAGCTCAAGAAAGTATCTACACCTATACTTTATATGCAGCAAATAAACTCTATGACGGAGTAGACGGCAATACGGTAGGGTTCAAAGGTTCTGCAACATTTACCGGAAGCTTAGATTGGAACGGCAATGGAACAGCATACTTCCCAGGATCTGGTTCAATCACTACCTTATCTAAGACCTATATACCATTTAATGGAAATTTACAAGAATTAAGGTATTTTACAGAAACTATAACAGAGCAGCAATTTGATGCCTATACTCAAAATCCTAACTCTATAGAAGGTAGTAGTGATTTAACCTTCCGGGCAAGTCTAGGAGGAGAATTATTTACACAATCAAGTTCTATTCACCCTGGAGTTGGAGGAGCAGTACAAAGCAACTCCTTTTCAACCGGTAATACTTTTACACTCGTAAGCGGTTCCTTCGGACCTAATTATGAAACTGTACTAATCGATCAAGTAGAAGGAGGGGTTAGAAATAGAATAGCCGATAAAATAAAAAGACCTAACCTAGTATTACCTTTCAACTCATCCATATTTAGTAATATACCAGATAACAAAGTCTTATCTTCTCAATTACAAATACAGCAAAACTTACAGGTAAGTCAAAGCTCGACTAGAGATGTTAACTACGCTGAAGTTACCCTCTCTCCTCAAAATGAAATAAACGACGATATAAACGCAACATACGGGTATTTCAATATAGGAAACTACATTGGAGATCCAAGACAAATTACTTCCTCCCTTAAAGACTACCCTGATTTAGTAAACTTAAAAAATAGGTACTTTAACAAATACAGTAAGAGTTATAACTACAAAGACTATATAAGACTATCTAAATACTACGATAACGCAGTATTTCAGATGATAAAAGACTTCACCCCGGTACGAACAGGATTAGCTACTGGAGTTACAATAAAACAACACCTACTAGAGAGAAATAGAGTAAGACCAGCACAAGCTTCATTAAGAGATGAAACCCTCACTGGATCCATTAAACCTCAATCAAGAGGGTATGAAGACGGTACTATAGAGGTGTTTAGTGGAGGACCTGGAGGTTCTGTTAATAGTTTAACAGGGTCTAATCAAGCATGGACTGCAAGCTACTCAACCCCTGCAGGATTAGTTACTCAAATAGAATCATCACAGTATGAATTTTACAACGGAGAATACTCAGGATCAACCACAACCGCACAAATATCACATTCAATCAACCCCGATCCAACACTAAACAATGTAGAGGATAATAGAGCTTCAACACTCTACCAAGATGTAGACTACTTATCTAACGCAAGAACCCCGGTTAATTTAGATTTAATATTATCCGGATCCGCATTCCCTGCAATAGTACCTGATTCAAATTACACGAGCTTAAGAAGTATAACACCGAGATATTTAGGAAGTAAGAATAGCGGAGAGATTAACTACAGTCAATCGTTCGCAGACAATTCAATCCAGGAAGGATATCCAGCAGATAGACTTACCCCATGGTTTGCTCACTTTAACGGAATTAATAATTCTTCAGACCTAGGATTCGAGATAGGAGGGAATCTAAATGTAACGCAGTTAATAAACGCAGAAACATTAGATACAATCACGCTAACTAGTGAGAATAAAAACCTAGACTTCCTAGGTCAACTATTTAAGCAAGGAGATAGACCATCTATCGTACCTGCCACTACAGACAAAATCCTTGAAGGAGCAGTAGAATTAGAAGCTGTAGGGGAACTATATCAAACCATACTATTAAAATCAGGTAGTCAAGGAAGCGGATTTCAAGGTGATTACTATCCAAACGGCGCTATCAATTACCAATATGCAGAATCTAGCCCAGACACTAGAGGCTTCTACAACGGTATTGCAGTAACACAATCACTAGACCACTACACCTTCCCCTCTCAAGCCTCCTTTCGAGGATACGCACCAACACTCGCTAGATCTGAGCCTTTAGCTGGAATAGGAGCTATCCAGACAGTAACAGCAACAACTAACCATCCTATTAACGGACTTCCCGCAATATACACCACACCAGGTACCGCAGAATCCAGATCATTAGCCGCAGGAGAAATTAAACGAACTATAGTCACTCAGCAAGCTTCTGCAAGCGTTCTCGAAAGAGCTTATGCAGACTTCGATAAATGGTACCTCGAAAGCGGTTCAATTACACAAGATGATACTCTAACAGACCTTCCCAATGAATGGTCCGACAACCTTGCCTATATCCGGTTTTATTTTTCCGGCTCTACCGCAGAAGTTCCATCTCAACTCGATTGGACTTTAAACTATCTAGAATATACCGTCGGTTACGAAAGCGGATGGTTTGACCTAATAACCTCCAACCCCACAAACTATCCAAACAATTTCCCTTCCGCTATGCAGAGTTTCGGAAACGTATACATTTACAATAAACTAACTAACAAGTATACGCAAGAAGTTGTAAACCCAGCGGAAGAGACATACTTCCCAATCCAGCGAGGAGATTTTATAAGAGTAGGGACTACTGCAAGTTTAGATACCTATACAAGAGTAGGTAGTAAACAAGTATCCCCTCTAGCTGCTATGAGAGTAATATCATATACTCCAAACTCTGAAGCTACCTATATATCTACAGTAGCAGGTAATGAATCTACTAATACATTTCGAAAATTATCTAATGAACCTTTTAGAACCGGTTATTATTATAATGCAGGGCTTTTAAACCCCCTACCGGAGGTAGAAGGACTAACTGATACAGCAGATTACCATAAACAAAACTTCAGGATATTAAGAAGAATTCCTACAGAATTCTACATATTAGTAAAAGAGAAACCAGGAGCATATACAGGAGAAGGTCTACTTCTCCCGGAGAATTTTGACCCTAAATACGACCCAAGAGAAGCTGCTATTCAAGTAGGAGCTATATCACGTACAAACTAAATGATTAACTTTAAAGAAAACACATATTTATAATAAATAAAAGTAAGACATGGGCTTTTTAAATAACACAACAGTAACTTTAGACGCTATACTAACCAAAAAAGGAAGAGAATTGTTAGCAAGAGGAGATGGATCCTTTAGTATCACACAATTTGCATTATCTGATGATGAAGTAGATTACTCCTTATACAACCCAACACATCCTTCCGGATCAGGTTTCTACGGAGAAGCAATAGAGAATATGCCTCTATTAGAAGCATTCCCTGATGAGACTCAAGTAATGAAGTATAAACTAGTTACTTTACCTAGAGGAACAGCAAGAATGCCAGTATTAGATATAGGGTACAGTTCTATTTCATTTAAGCAAGGTTCTGCATTTACCGTAAGACCTCAAACTCTGAATTACCTATCACAAACTCAAGCATTTGAAACATCAGGATATACGTTTACTATTTCAGACGTAAGACTACTAAATAGTTTTAACGGAGTAGGTATAGATACACCAGAAGTGCAAGCTTTAAATTCAACCAGTACTATAGGAACTTCAGTATCTAAAACAGTAGTTGGTACAAGCTTGAGTATGACTGCAACAACAATTAACACCCTTTTTGGAACTAATACATCTTTAACCGCTACCTTACAAATAGTAGGTAGAGATTCTGGAGCTAGAATATCCATACCAGTAACAGTAAACAAAGTATAAATTTAAAAAAAAGCATTATAAATAAGATATGTCATTTAAAAGATTAGATCCAGAAGATTTTTTAGTAAGTAGCGATACTGTTACCTCTACTGTATGGTCTGATGAAGCTCCAAACCTTCAAACCTTCTTTACAGCATCTACAACAAGTACTAACGACAAGTACTATAAAAACGTATATAAAACCTCCGATCGATCAGCTATACAATTTGCATTAGCATACGGAGATAAATTAGGATCAGGGAGTGCTCAATTTAACGACTTAGTAGCACAAAAAACTCCAACTAGAACTGTATACGGGCAATTTAGAAATTTAATATATGGAGATGAAAATGCAGATTTTAACTTCGGAGGAACGACATCGGAGACATTCTGGGCTATTTCTGTAGAAAGAGCAAGGTATAAAGAGAAATTACTACCCGCTAGCTTAAACCTACAAATCTCCGGATCCTACGACCTAGAACTAACAGATAACTCTAAATTAGTATCAGTCGATACTTTCTTAGAATGCGGAAGAGTATATCAGTTAATATCAGGATCTAACGGAACATCTTATGACGGAGGAACAGGATACTCTACCGACCAAGGATCTTACGGATTATTCTTACCAGATATTGCCACCATAGTACTTAACCCCCTAGCAATAAGCTCTTCAATCGAAGTAGAGGTAAGTAGATCTTATGATGCTGCCGGAGAAAATATTTCAAAGATATTTAACGCAATAAGCGGTGCAGCACATTTTGAAGTAAATAGTGAAGAGACATTATCTTCTGACTATGTATTCGTAAGAGCAAGAAACTCAGAATTTAACTACTCTGAAAATCCATCTTATATTTCCGGATCTACTGGAGACGTACTTTTCAGCTCCCTGATAAATAACCCCCAAAGCTATATGACAACTGTAGGTCTCTACAACGATACAAACGAACTTCTAGCGGTAGCTAAACTATCTAAACCGCTACTTAAGGATTTTACAAAAGAAACCTTATTGCGGGTTAAGCTAGACTTTTAAAATGAATGAGCGTCTACAAACAATTATTAGCATCAGATATACTAGTAACTCCCTTAGAGGTAAGTAAGGCTTTTGAATTAAACACCCTTTCCGAAGTTACCGGTTCCGGTGTAGATAGGTTTTTAGGAAAAAACATAACTGGTTTATTTTCAACCTCTGAAGCAACAACCGGACATATTACCACTGAATACCAAAGGTTAGTATACAACTCCGCAAAAGAACTATACTATTCAAACTACCAAAGTTCAAGCTACGGAGATCCTGTATCAGTACCTATAATAGTACCTAATGAATTCGACTCAGGCCCTGCATCCTCAGCAGGTAGGTATGAAAACTACCTTCAAACAGACTTAACGTTTGAAAGATATTTCCCAACAGCATCTAACGCTATAATTGGAGTATTCTCTATACCTAAGCATTTATATGGAGATAAAATACTACCAAATTCCTTTTTAATGACAGACTTCTCTGTAGGAGTAATCTCCGATGATGGGGAAGGTAATTTAATCCTAAACTCTACACCTAATAAAATTGTAGGTAATATCATATACCAACACGGCATCGCAGTGATAACAAATAATGTCTCTGGAATAGTAAACTCATTTACAACCGGTCCAAACTTTGGATGTGAATTCGCTTCTTCATATACAATTTACGAAACCCAATATAAATGTACTATCAACCCACCAGAGTATAACTTCTCACTCAACGAAACCTTAATGTCCGGATCCAGTACTTTTACTTACAGCTCTAGCAGCTACTACCAACCGCAAGGAGACGCTTTAGTGGATTTCGCAACAGGTTCTATTTTTAACCCGTATGTAACCGGAGTAGGTTTATATAACGATAATCAAGAATTACTAGCAATAGCTAAATTAGCAAAACCGCTACCTACAAGTACAACATCAGATACAACAATACTTATTAATCTAGATAGATAAAAAGAAAGAACATTTTATGTTAAAATGGTTATACGAAGATAAGGAGATTACCTCAATAGAACAATTTCCTAAAAACTGCCACGGTTTTGTATATAAGATAACAAACCTACAGAATGGTAAGATTTACATAGGGAGAAAGATATTAATAAATACACTTAATAAAAAACTCACGAAGAAAGAACTTTTAGAACAAACCGGTCCTGGACGAAAACCTACAAAGAAGAAAGTAGTTAAAGAGTCTAATTGGCTCTCCTATTGGGGATCAAATAAACCCTTACTAGAAGACATACAGGAACTAGGTAAAGAAGAGTTCAAAAGAGAGATAATAAAGTTGACTTTCTCAAAAAAACAACTAACTTACTATGAATTACATTACCAATGTATATTTGAGGTATTAACAAGAGATTCATATAACTCTAATATATTAGGAAAATTCTATCCTAAGGATCTCGTAGAAGAACAGGAAAATAAATAATAATTTGTTTTTCCGAATAAAAGTTCGTATATTATAGTAATTATTATGGTAAATCACTTATTAGTGAATCTCGTGGATAGTGTTTTGGGGAAAGGGAAACCTACCTCTGGAGCTAACTATTCATATCATTGTCCGTTTTGCAATCACCGTAAGACGAAATTAGAGATAAACTTTCAAGAAAATGAAGAAGGTGTGAACCACTGGCATTGCTGGGTATGTAACGCTAGAGGAAAGAGTATCTCTTCTTTATTCAGAAAAACCGCTGCACCTTCTAATAAAATTGAAGAATTAAAAAAGTACGTTAAAATATCATTTCATTCAGATAGGACTAATTCAATAGAGACTATAGAACTTCCAAAAGAGTATAGATCCTTAAACAACCCAGATACAAACGATATATCAACCAGACAAGCGTTACGGTACTTAAAAGGTAGAAATATAGGACCTTTAGAGATTAAGAGATATGAAATAGGTTTCTGTGCTACCGGTAAGTATCGGGATATGATTATAATACCCTCTTACAATGAAGACGGGATGTTAAACTATTTTGTAGGTCGAAACTACGGACCTTCTGATTATAAATATAAAAATCCTAAAGTATCTAAAGATATACTACCATTAGGACTTCACGTAAACTGGAGATCTCCTTTAATAATATGCGAAGGAATGTTTGATGCTATCGCTATTAAAAGGAACGCCATACCTTTATTAGGAAAAACTATCCCTAAAAAATTAATGCATAAGATTGTAGAATCTAGTGTTAAACAGATTTTTATTGCTCTAGATGATGACGCTCTAAAGCAAGCATTTGAATACTGTGAGACCTTTCTAAACCACGGTAAAGAGGTGTTCCTGATCGAGCTAGAAGGTAAAGATCCCTCTGAATTAGGATTTGAAGAATTTACAAGATTATTACATAAAAGTAAACCTATAACATTTAGAACATTAATAGAAAAGAAATTTCAACTATGATTGAAAAGAATAAAGACATTAAAAAAGATGCATTTGTTAAAAGACTCATACATCCCGACTCTACTGCTCGACAGATAACATTAACAGACAGTAGATTCTATCAAAGAAGTGAAGAAAAGTATTACCCTTCTGTAACCACAGTACTCTCCTACTTTCCAAAAGGTAAGTTTTTTCAAACCTGGTTAAAAGATGTTGGTGCAAATGCTGATATTATAATGCGGAGAGCAGGGAATGAAGGTACTCAAGTCCATGAAGCTATCGAGGCATATCTAAAAGGAGAGGAAATTCACTGGCTAGACCAATGGGGTAAAACTAAATACAGCTTAAAGGTCTGGCAAATGATCTTAAAGTTTGTAGAATTCTGGGAAACACATAAACCTACCTTAGTAGAATCCGAAGTACATGTATTTTCAGATGAACTAAAGATAGCAGGGACAGCAGACTTAATTCTAGAGATAGACGGAGAATTATGGATGGTAGATATTAAGACATCAAACTACCTACACGATAGCTACGACCTACAACTCGCATGCTATACTCAAGCCTGGAATGAAAACTTCGAAAGACCTATCGACAGAATGGGAATACTCTGGTTAAAAGCCTCAACAAGAGGAGAGAGTAAAAAACAAGGTATTATACAAGGAAAAGGCTGGCAGTTAAAAGAGGCAGGTACACCT